TAAAAATTAGCGGGCTTTTTTGCGTTAAAAATTTTTTGGTTTGACAAAAGAGTGCTCACATGTTATAATGGTCTCTAGTTAAATTATCAAAAAATTTTGATAATATCCGACAGGAGTGTATATGGCCAATCAAAGATATGTATTAGAGTTTAGTTTAGAAGACGTAGGTGGCTCACTTAAAGGGCGTAAAAAAGACGCAGACGCCTATAGAGGTTCACTAGAATCTATTATAAAAGCAACTGATAGGATTAATGGTAGTAAAGGCAAAGGCGGTTGGAAAAACGCCATGATGGGTGGCAACGAATATGATGTTGCCAGGGGTAGTGCCGGGGCAACTGGTGCATCTGGCCGAGACTTTGCAAATCAAGCTCGAGGGCTTGATGGATTAGTACGCTTGTATGCTACTTATGCAGCTAATTTGTTTGCGGCTGGTGCCGCATTTCGCGCATTAAGTAACGCAGCAGATACTACTAACATGATCAAAGGTATGGATCAGTTAGGTGCTGCAAGTGGCCAAGCTCTTGGCACAATTGCTAAAAGGTTAGTTGATTCTACTGATGGAGCTATTTCATTTCGCGAAGCTATAGAAGCAACTACTAAAGGTAGTGCTGCAGGTTTATCTTCTAAACAAATGCTGCAATTAGGCGAAGTAGCTAATAAAGCATCTAAAGCGCTAGGCGTTGCCATGCCAGATGCTATTAGTCGTTTGACACGTGGTATTAGTAAGCTAGAGCCTGAACTATTAGACGAACTGGGTTTGTTTACAAAAATTGAGCCTGCGGTACAGGCTTATGCACGAACATTAGGAAAAACTGCAGGCACTTTAAGTGATTTTGAGCGTAGGCAGGCTTTTGCAGTAGCTGTATTAAAAGAAGGCTTAGATAAGTTTGGCGAAATTGATATTTCAGCCAATCCCTACGACAGATTACTAGCTAGCTTACAGAATCTTGGGCAGGGAGCTTTAGAAATTGTAAACAAAGTATTAGCTCCTTTAGTAAATGTTTTGTCGCAAAGCCCGGGCGCCCTATTGGCGGTTTTAACAGCTATTGGTGTTTCAATACTTAGAACTGCAATTCCTGCTATTGGTCAATACAGAGAACGTCTTAAAGAAGCAGCTGAAGGAAGCCGACTAGCTTTTACGCAAATATACAAAGATCAACAAGTGGCTTTAAGTGATTTAGCTATTGGAGCAGGAGCTCAAGCTGAAGCTACTTTTAGAAATACAGCAGGTGTACGTTCAAAGATTGCTGGTTTAGAAAAAGAAGCAAAATCTTTCTCCGCAGGTAAAAAAGATTTTGCTGCACTAGCAGGTAAAGATCCTTTTGCACTAACAGCTGCAGAGATAAAATCTTTAGATCGCCGCGCTAGTTATTTGGCTTCAAGAAATTCAGCTGAAGCAGCTGCACTTAAAGCACACGTTGCAGTAATAAAAGCTTTACGCGCCGAAGCATTGGCAGCAAATGAAACAGCTTCTACAAAAGTTGAGAAAAGTTCTGAGGGTGTACTTACAACCGCCGGAGCTAATGACGTTATATATAAAAGAAAACTAACCCAAGCATCTATGGATGCTATCAGAGTTAACGTTGCTGAAACTCAATCTATTTATGGTATGCGTGCAGCATTTAAGAAGTTAGGTGAAGACTTAAATTTAGCTCGTGCAGGAATGTTAAAAGTAGAAGTAGGTACAGACGCAACTGGTAAAAAGATAACAGAAACAGCGCCTAAACTAGGGGCTTTAGGAACAGCGTATACTGCTGTTAGCGGCACAGTAGGTATATTAGGACAAAAAATTGGAAAAACAGTAGAAGCATTAAGTCCCTGGTTGGTAGGGTTAGCTATTGCTGTTGAAGTACTAGGATTACTTGACTCTTGGTTATCTAAAACTGGAAAACAACAAGCAGTCTTTGATAAAGCTTTAGAAGGTAGTAAAGACGCAGTAGATAGCGTAACTCGTACCCTTGACGTTTTAAATAAAAAAGAACCATTTTCAGTAGGTACAATTTCAGGCATCAATGCATTATCTAATGCAATGAATGAACTTACCTCATCTACGGAAGGTACTATCTATGCGTCTGAAAAGTTAAAAGATGCAATTGGCAATAGTTTATACGATGAACTAAAAAATAAAATTCTGGGCATCTTTAATAAAGATGTAGACTCTGAATTAGCTAAATCTTTAACACAGAGCTTACAAAGTAGTCTTAGACTTTTAAGTAAATCAGGTTTACAAGATGAAGGTGCCGCAGCCTTTAAAGAAGCATTAGGTATACAAAGCTTAGATGTTGATAGCGTAAATAAAGCCTTCTTAAAAGGCGGGGACGCTATTAAAAAATTCCAAAATGCTCAGACAAAATTAAATGGTACTATGGGTACTGCTAATAGTAATTTACAAAGCTTTAAAACAGCTACTGAAAATAGTACTAAAGCGTACCAAGAATTCATTCAATCAACAGCTAATAATAATCCACTGTTTAAATTAGGTGCCTCATTAGAAGATGTAGGCAACTCAATGCAAAAAGTATTTAAAGGCGGAATCCGAGATATAAATGCAGCTTTAAACGATTTAATAGATAATCCAGAAAAAGTAGCAAACTTTGGACAAGGTTTTGTAGATCAATTTATAAAAATTCGTGGCGAGTTTAAAAGCAATATCGAAAATTACGCTAATTATACAAAAGCCATAGAGCAGCTAGACTTACAGTCTGCAGAAAAGCGTCTTCGTATTGATGAAATAAGAAAACGTGGTGGCAAACAAGGCGGCAAAAATGATCAAGCTATTAGAGCCTTAGAAGAAGATTTAGTAAACTTAGACGAAAGTCGTAGAAAAGCTGCAGCTGCATTACCAGACATAGGAACTTTTGATAGAGCAAAACAATTGTTTGTAGAAGGTGCAGACGGTGCTTTTAAGCGTGGAGCTGAATTAATTAAAACAGCACTTGGGCAAGCTCAAGAGCGTGCAGCTTTAACAATTGCAAAAGCTATGGCTGGTGGACTAACTGGTGAACAAGCAGCTATTGAACAGGGCAGAATAAAACAGCGAGAGCTACAAATTCAATTAAATGCAATTAATACAAACATTGACTTAATAAAAAGTCAAGAACTATTGCGTGCTTCTATTGATGAATCTACTGCGCTAAATGCTTTTAACAATGCTAAGCCTGAGGAAAAAGTACAGGCTGCTGAACTATATGGAGCAGCAGTAATTTTCAAGAAAGCTTTAGAAGAAAGTAGGGGCCGTGGTAGCGTAAATATACCTTTACAAAACGACGGTAGCTTAAAAGAAGCAACTTTAAAACTAAAAATGGGAACAGTCAATAGACAGATAGCTAGCCAACAAGCTGCTGCTACTGGAGTTCAAGGTGAAATGGCAGGCGGTAGGATAGAAACTGACCGCACAAAACGAGCAGGACAGTTGTCCGATTTACAAAAAATGGAAGGAGCCCAAGATTCCATTAGACAACAAGAATTAGCTCGTTTAAATATTCTTGGTGGTATTACCAATTCTCTTACAGAGCAAGGTTTAAAAGACGTTCAAAGACTAGAGAATTTAAGTGCAGAAAGTAAGTATTTACTTGAAATAGCTGCTGGAAAAGTTGCTCTTGCAGATGCAGAAGCAAGCCAAAATTTTATAGAATTTGACAAACAACGAAAACTATTAAATTTTGTTGAAGAGCGTCAAGAAAAAGAAAAAGATAATAAAGGGCTACAGGATCAATTCAAAATAATTGATTTACGTTTTGCAAAAGAAAAGTTAAGTAGAGATATTGACTCTCAAGCACAAGAAAATGCTATAAAGATGACTACTGCTCAACTAGGTGCTGAACAAGAATTGTTTAATGCTCGATCTTCTCTAGGCATAATCTACGGGGAGCAAGCAGAAAATCAAAGAAAAAATCTTGAATTTTCTACTTTAAATAACAGCATTGTTCAATCAGAATTAGCATTGCAAAAAGATAAAGCAGCAACTTTAGCAGAAATTCAAAATAGACTTGATAAAGTAGCCGCAGCTGGTAAAGATACTTCAGAAATAGAAAAAGAAAAAACTGCAGCATTAGCTAATTTTGCTTCACAAAAAAGCGCTCTAGATATAACTAATCAAGGACGTAGAACAGCTTTAGACTTAACTCAATCTTTTACAGATCGTCAATTAGCTTATGCAGATGTATTTAAACAAAGTTTTGATCAAATGGGTAATGCGTTACTGGACTTTACAAAAACTGGTAAATTAAACTTTAAAGGTTTAGTTGATTCAATGATTGAAGGCCTAATCCGTTACGAACTACAACAACAATCATTAGCAATGTATGCAGCAGCAAGACCAGCATTAATGAACTTAATAGGCAGCGTTTTTGGATTTGGAGTAGGACCAATCACTGCCAATGCATTTAGAGCACAAGATTTAGCTGGAGGCAGCGTAATAGGAGCTTCTGTGGCTAAGGGCGGAGTCTATGACGCTGGTCTGCAAAAATTTGGCAAAGGTGGAATGTTTACTAATTCAATAGTAGCTTCTCCTACAATGTTCAAGTTTGCTAAAGGTACTGGTTTAATGGGTGAAGCAGGTCCTGAAGCTATTATGCCCCTAAAGCGCGACGGTCAAGGAAACTTGGGAGTTCGTGCAGGCGGTGGAGGCGGTAGTGTTGATGTAGTTGTTAACAATTACGGTAATCAGCAAGCAACTACCAAAGAAACTACTGATAGTCGCGGAAATCGTAAGATTGAAGTTATTATTGGTGATATGGATGCAAGTGAAGTAGCTCGACCAGGAAGCTCAGTTCAACAATCGCTAGCAGGTAGTTTTAACAACAGGCCTGCACTAGCAAGGAGATAAGTATGGCAATTCCCTCATGGGCTAGTCAAGCACTACCACAAGTACCTCAAAAAGGATTCTCAGAGTCTTTGGGTTTGAACATTATACGTTCAAACCCGGACTCTGGTCCTGCAAAAATGCGTCGTAAAGGTACTCGAGTTAATACAATGGATTTATCCTTTATTATGACAACTGCACAGTGTGCTGTCTTAGAAACTTTTATAGAAGACACTTTGCTAGGTGTTAAGCGATTTACTTTTCCACATCCACGTACTTTTACAAATGTAGAGGTACGTATAGTTCCTGGTAGTGATGGTGAGTTTTTTAAACTACAATACATAGCACCAGGTTACTGGAATACTTCCCTAAAGTTTGAAATATTACCATAATGAGTAGACTAAGTAGACTATCACCACAAGCAATTAAAGCTATGTTTTCGTCTGAAACAGATGAACAGCTTATAATGTTGCTGACAATTTATGACCCAAACGGTAATACTAGCCCTACGGCCCCAACAACTCCTATTAGATTAAGTGATAACTATACTCAAAGATTATCTTCTACAACAGATGACGAAGTAGTTTACGGGGTAGTAAGCCGATCTAATGAATACGTATTTTTGCCGATGAGCCTAAACTTGCCTAATGAAAATGACAGCGGTATGGGTGATTGCTCAATTTCACTAAATTATGTTACGCCAGAAACAATTACTATTATTCGTAGCCACTTAATGTCACGAACAAAAGTTTTAATAGAACTAGTAGTTTCTAGTAATTTAAATTACGTAGAGGCATCACTACAGAATTTTTATATTACAACAGCAAGCTACAATGCTGAAAGCGTTACTTTAAACTTAAGTATGGTTAATTATAATACAGAGCCATTCCCTAGTTTTAGTTTCACACCTAACTATTTTCCAGGACTATTTTAATGAATTATGATAAATATATTGGATTACGATATTTAGACAATGGCAGAACTGAAAGTGGAGTTGACTGCTGGGGATTAGCTCGCTTATTCTACAAGCAAGAATACAACATAGATTTACCTAGCTATTCGGAAGAGTATTCAGGCGGAACTGACGCACGTATTTTACAAGTAGTAGAGCTGTATAGGGATAACTGGGAAGAAAGTACTCAACCAGATATTGGAGATTTGTGTCTTTTCAATATGCTTGGTGAGCCTATGCACGTAGGTGTGTACCTTGGCAACAATAACTTTTTACACTGCCGTAGTGGCAGTGACTCAGTAATTGAATCATTAAACAACTTAAAGTGGAAAAACCGTTTTGTTGCTTTTTATAAGCATGCTCCGCAAGCACAAGTACAGGCCGTAGGAATTCCACACCCACTAAAACTTAGTGTATATCGCGACTGGACTGTAGCTGGTACTACTGTCCAGGACTTTGTTGACTTTGTAAAGTCCAAGTATACAGTAAGCAATGAATTAGTTAGTAAAATAGTAATTATGTTAGATGGGGTAATTGTACCCAAAGCTAACTGGACGACTACTGTAGTACAAGCTGGCCAAGAAATAGCTTATAAAAGTGTGGCTGAAGGTACATCAACTAGGCGCTTATTAATAACACTTGCGGCAATTGCAGTTACTGCTACATTAGGCCCTACAGGATTAGAAAGTTTAGGTACTAGTATAGGTTCTTCTGCTGGAATTACTTTAACAGGTACACAAGCAATTGCAGCAGCAAGTGTAGCTATTCAAGTAGGAAGCTTGGTTCTGCAAAACGTTATTGCGCCTATTCGCCCACCCAGAACAAATGATCCTGGCAGTGCAAATGCCATGAATTTACTTAATGGACAAGCTAATCAAGCTAGTCCTTTTAGTGCTATTCCTGTTGTACTAGGAAAAGTACGATTTTCAGGAATGTTAGGTGCTACTCCTTATGTAGAGTCACTAACAGAAACAAACATTTTAAATAGTGTTGTAGTGTGGGGGTTTGGCCCACTTGCAATCAGAGACGTTAATATTGGTTCAAAGCCCATAGACGATTTTTACTATGGAGAGCCAGTATCTGTACCAAGACCTATTACAATAGAAGGTTTTGCCCGCGACTATGTGCTAGGCGCAACAGGCGGCATAGGTGGTACTTTTAACAATCAATACGGTCGTGACGTTGAACAACGCCCCGTAAACCTAGAGTTAACAAATAACGCTACTAACGTAACCGCTAGTCATTCAGGCACAAGAAAATGGCAACAGGTTAATCTTGTGCAAAATGCAGACGCTATTGATATTGTATTATCTTTTCCAGAAGGTATGCGTAAGATCAATACTAAAAACGGTAACATTGGTGTTACTACCTGCGGTATCGAAATTCAAATGCGCCAGTATCAAGCAGGTGATTGGGCCGAAGAAGATAGCAGCTCGTCAGTAAATGTGTACAGCTTTAAGCCAGGCGATGCCCAAGCATTTCAATTGTTTACAATGGTGCCTCCCGGCGGCTTAGAGATTGGGCTATATAGATATACTACATTTTGTTTATCACCTAGCGGTGGCATAGCCAGATTTGATGGAGCAGCTACCGAAACTCTAGGACAAAATGCTAATCTAGAAATACAAGCAGAATATGCTAAAACCAGCTATGCTTCGCTTGTAGGTACGTCTGGTACAAAAACTTACAAACCACAAATACCTCCTGGATATTTACCCCTGTATGAAGTATACCAAACAACAGGCGGAACTATTACATCAGTGGGTACAACACAACCCGTAGACGCTTATAGCGGGAAAACAGGCTTACAGTATTCAGTAATTGAAACACTAGAGTCTACTGGCAGTGGACAAGATACTGTATGGGATACGTCTGCAATCAAAACTGTAAAAATAACATCTGGCAGAGTTTATGCTGATGCTAGCGGTGTTGATTTAACAGCTGCTACTGTAGAGGTGTGGAGCACTAAAACTTTATTTAATACCGCGGGAATAGATAGAAAAAGCAGTGGCGGTCTGTGGAGCCCATTTTTAGTTGACCACGGTATCTGGGGTACTACAGATACAACTCCTGCTGCAACTGCTGAAAATCCTACTGCCTATGGAGGTAGTTGGTTGTATACTGTACCTTCATTTTATTTTCCGTATACTGGTTACTACGAAGTAACTGCTGCTTGTGACGATCAAGGAGAGATTTTAATTGATGGTGTACGTGCTGTACAGATTCCTAAATGTGGCGAAAAGAATACAATTGCAGCAATACAAGGCTTCATTAAACTAACAGCAGGATTTCATAGTATTACTTTAAGTGGTGTTAATAATCAGGCCAACGACAAGGGTATTGGCGCACGGATTACCTATACTGCTAATAATGGTGTTAATATACAAGCTAGTCAAAACACTATTCTTACTTTTGGTACTGGTGCGTGGTTTGAAAGACGCAAAGACGCATTTAACTGGGTACACTCTGTAGAAAATTTACCAAGAGGTAGGTATCAAGTACGTGTTCGTCGTACAAATTTAGACGAAACCGAAGATGAAGTTGATCAAAAGAAATTCCATAAAGCTATACTATCAAACGTTACAGCATACGATAGCCAAAAACTGCCTATGGTAAATCCTCCTGGTACTTATTTGGCAAAAACAGGAATACGAGTCCAAAGCAGTAATAAAGTAAACGGACAGATTGATGGTATCAATGCACTAGTACAAACAATTACTTGGGACTATGATAGAACCGCTGGTAATTGGGAAAATTTGCGCGAAACTAATAATCCTGCTAGTTTATTTGCTTATGTGTTAATGCATCCTGCAAATGCTTTTAGAGTTACTCCTTCAGAATTAGATATTCCTAGTTTAACTGCTTGGCACAACTTTTGCAATCCTGTACCACAAATTATCTCCACACCTAGTATGCAAAAAGGTCGGTACTATACTATTAAAAGTCTAGGTACAACTACACAAGCCGCCTGGAATATTTTAGCTGGAACTACAGGTGCTGTTTATAACATTGGCAATTCATTTGAAGTAAAAGTTACTGGCGGACAGCCAGGAACTGGAACTGGAACTTATGCGCCTAAATTTACTTATAATAGTGTTTTAAGTAGTACACAAAGTGTTATGGATACGCTACGAGATATTTGTGCAGCAGGTAAAGCTAGTCCTACTTACATTGATGGTAAATGGGGTGTTGTAATTGATGCAGAACGTACACATACAGTTCAGCATTTTACTGAACACAATAGCTGGGGCTTTGAAGCTACCAAAATTTTACCAGTATTACCACACGCTTTTCGTATTACCATTAGTGACGAAGATTTAGCTTATCAAACTAATGAAATTATTGTGCATAACTATGGATATGGGCCAGCAACAGAAGGCGGTAAAATAGGTGCTACATTGTTTGAACAACTAAACTTACCTGGAGTTACAAACGCAGATCAAGCTATTCGTTTAGCAAGATGGCATTTTGCTCAGTTAAAATCACGACCAGAAATTTACACAATTAATGTAGATTTTGAACATTTAGTGTGTACTCGTGGAGATAAGGTAAAGATCAGCCATAGTGTGCCTCAGTGGGGTATTGGTAGTGGAAGATTAGGTCCTGGAGTTGGAGATGCAGTAACAGGTACTACTCTAACATTGACAGAACCAGTAAGTTTAACAAACAACACCAATTACAGTATTCTTATTCGTACAAATAATATAACTAGTACCGCAGGTACTGGTAGTATTACTAGAAACTTTTTATATACCGGAACTACTGGATATACTTCTACAATTACAGTACCTGAAATATTCAGTGCTGATGGAGTAAAAACCGATAACTTATTTATGATAGGTTTAGCAAATGTTAGTACGCAAGAATGTATTGTTACTGCTATTGAGCCTAGTAATGAGTATAGTGCAAGATTAACGCTAGTAGACTACTCTCCAGAAATATATACAGCAGACTTAACAGATTTACTGACATTTAATCCAAAAATGTCACTTAGTAATATTGCTATTGTTAAAACTACAATTACAAAATCACCTATTATTACCAGTATTAATAGTACAAGTGCTCAAAGTAATCAACTTGCTGCTGGCAGTTACCAAAATAAAGCTATTGTAGCATTTACAAATCCGCAAGATTTACCAGCTGTTGCCTCTAAAGTACAGTTTGATATAGTTGCTGGCGATGTGTCTGCTTGGGATACTAATCCTGGTACACTGTATGAGATTGATAAAAATAACAGCACTTTTGAATTTGTTAATTTAATTTCTGATAAAAACTATAAAGTACGAGCCAGATATACAAATGCTGATCGTACAATTTGTGGGCCCTGGTCACAAGATTTTGCCTTCAATAATGATGGCAAGAACAGAAACTTTCAGACTCCTCCTGCAATTGCATTAGATTTAGAAAATACATATATTGTGGTAGATCCTACAATAGTTGCTACTTCTGCAGAAATTGCCGGATATGCATACAGACTGTATAAAGATAGCGGTACTGCGGATTTATGGGATACTACACCTATTATTCCAGAAGTAATAAATAATGGGCAAGGCAGATTAAATCTACTCGACATACCAGTAACTTCGACTAGTCATCGAATATCGGCAGACGGGGTAATTTACAGAGTAGCCTGCAGAGTTGTAGATAAGCTCGGTAATTATAGTGATACAAGTAGTTACGGTACAACTGTAGCAAATAATGTTACTTATAGTTACATAAAAATTAAAACAATTGTTTAAGGGATAAATATGGCAGCAAGCTTATCCGCAGGTGTAAATTCGCTAATATTAAAATTAGATACTCCTTATGATAGTCTAAGAACCTATGATATTAGGGATGACTTAGTCAAAGTAAAAGTATGGTGTTCTACTACATCAGGCTTTACACCATCAGATAGTAACCTAGTATTTGATGCTAGTGGTCTGTCTATTATTATAGCGTCTATACCCAATGGCACTCCTACACCAACAGCGTTGGTGGCAGGTACTCCGTATTATGTTAAGTATGCTTTTATCAGTGCTATTGAAGAAGCTGTATTTACTATTTCTAGTCAATTAACGGCTACTCCAGTATCTGCATCTTCTCAAACAGTTGATATTTCTGGATTTACTAGTTTTGTAAAAGCGGATGAGACTAGTTTTACTCCACCAAACGCTACCTTAACAGCGGTTATATCGGGTATTACTAATCCAGTATATGCTTGGACAATTACTGGAGCTACCCCCACAACTGGTACTGGTTCTACTATTACTATTACACCTATTGCTACAAATGGTACAGGTGTAGGCGTAACTTTAAGTGTAACTGGTACAGGACTAACTACGCCTATTGTTAAATCAATAACTATTCCTATTACCTATGTCCCGCCTACTTATTATATTAGTAACTACGGAGCAGTATTTCGTCGTGACCTAGATGGTGTGATTTATCCAGCATCTGGTATTGTACTTGATAGCGGATACTCAAAATTTAGATCGTCTCCACCACCAACTTTTGTGTGGAAAAAAGACAATGTAGTTATTCCAGGTGCAGTAAATTTTAGTTATACAGTTCCAGCTAGTGACTATACAGATTCTACTAGCCATGTGTATACGTCAATTGCTACCGGACTTGATCTAGGAGGTAACGCTTCTAGTATTACTGCGTCTGTGCAAATACCTCGAATTGATGACGGTCCTATAGGTCCATCTACTCCCTCGTTTACTATTAGTAATTACGGTGCAGTATTTCGTCGCGATACTGAAGGCACAGTATATCCTTCAGCAGGTATCTCCTTAGAAACTACAATAGCCGCTTTTAAGTCTACTCCAGCAGTTACTTATGTGTGGAAAAAAGACGATGTAGTTATTAGTGGAGCTACATCAAATAGCTATACTGTACCTGTTGCTGATTACGCTACAGTAACTACTCATAAGTACAGTTGTATAGCCACAGGTCAAAATACCAGTGGCGTAGCTACAACATTAACCGCTAGCGTAACACTACCACGAATTGATGATGGTGCAGCCGGAATTTCGGCCCCTTCTTTTACTATAAGTAATTATGGAGCTGTGTTTCGCCGTGATGTAGACGGTATTGTGTACCCTGCAGCAGGCATTTCACTAGAAACTACAATAGCCAGTTTTAAATCTACTCCAGCAGTTACCTATCAATGGAAAAAAGATGATGTAATTATTAGCGGAGCTACTTCAAGTACGTATACAGTCCCTGTTAGTGATTACGCTACTGCAACTACTCATAAGTACAGTTGTACAGCTACTGGCCAAAGTACTAGCGGTGTAGCCACAGTACTGACTGCTAGTGTAACACTACCACGAATTGATGATGGTCCTATCGGCCCAGCAACGCCTTCGTTTACTATTAGTAATTACGGAGCAGTATTTAGAAAAGATAACACTAGCACAGTTTATCCTTCCGCAGGTATTTCCTTAGAAACCACGACTTTAGCATTTAAGTCTAGTCCAGCAGTAACTTATCAATGGAAAAAGAATGGTACAAATATTAGCGGGGCTACTTCAAATACTTACGTAGTACCAGCTACAGACTACGCTACAGTAGCTACTAATACATATAGT